CTCAAATAATAACGCTGTTACATTTGAGCCAATTTCTGGATGAAATGGTCTTTCATTGAAGTTAGTTAAAACTAAGTTTTTAACTGCATGTTTAACAGCGTCCAAATCTTTAACAGCAGAAATATCTTTTTTTGCTGGATGCACAGCTGTAAAGAACATAGGGAAATCCCTATATAGGTTTTGCATCGATACTTTATTCGGTGCTGGATTTATATCTGATAACGCCCTTGACATATAATCTATTTATACTAATTGAGGAAGATGTTCGGTGCAGTAGTTTTTTGATTGTCACCGTATTTTTCAGTACAAGATCCACCTGTTTCTTGATATAGTGTTAAACCAATAAATTCTGTAGCAGCTTTAGCAATATCAATGTTCTGGTTACCATCAATATCAATAGTCTGATCGAGCTGCACTTTATGTACATGTTCTCCTCCGATATGCTCATACTTATTACCAGTAACCTGAATATTCCAGTCACCTATAATTTTAGTATTACATCCTCCATCAATTGTAAGATTGCAGCCACCTTCAATATAAACATTCTCTCCTTTCGCAACAATTTTATAATTGCTGCCAACGATTACTTCTGTTTTATCACCGATTGGTGTAACTTCAGTGTATGTTCCAGTACGGTGAATAGTAGATATTCTTTCCTTTCCAGGAGTTACATCATACTCAACAATGTGACCAGCTTCATTTGCATCGTCTGCTCGTTCATAAGCAGTCACATGATTCTGTGGATATGTGGGAGTCATTACATCATCAATAGCTGGAAATGCCCACTCTGCAGCAGGTAAAGTTCCTTCTTTTTCAGGCGCTCTTTCCTTTTCAGCTACAGTTATTTTTGGGTCATATAACTCTCTTAATGATTTTTTTTCTGTATAACTAAATCCTTGTTTATATTTTTCTTCTTTGACCTGTGCAGATCTTGGAGTATCAGGCATATTAAGATGTAATCCTAAATCTTCGCCCTTTTCCTTTTTATTATCAGGATCCTTTTTGACAAGTTTTCCAGGAAATTCAGGATTTTTCTTATTACTTGGGTATCTCTCGCTTGGATCAGAAAAACCTTTGCTATAATCTTCTGGCCGGGACGTTATAGATGGAATAGATCCCATAATAACCGGATCTTGTGCATTAATACCATCTCGAAAGAATCCAATAACCCACGTTCCTTGTAATAGGCCTGTTGCAGATTGACCTATACCTGATATAGATGCTGACGTGACAGGCAACATTGTCATTGCCCATGGCAGATCTTCAGTAGGAATGCCCTTATCCTTGGATTTATCATCATTGTGATAACCAAAGCACCTTACACGGTACCTTCCCATTTCCATTGGATCATTAATATCTTCAATGACTCCAGTGAACCATGAAAATCCACCTCCGTTATTAATAAAATTTTCTGGGTTCATGATTTATTTATAAGTCAATATTAAATGAGTCTTTCTTTACTCGGATTTCAGAAAAGTATTCTCCGTCTTCAAATAAGTGGTTTACTGAAGTGATTAGGTGTCTTCCAGATAGGTGTTTATCCCATAAATCCCGTTGAGATTTTGGTTTATTTTTCATATTAGCTAATAATTTTTTCATTACTGCTGGATCAACCGCTTTTGGAAACTTCAAATTAATCACTGTACCAGGATTTAAATCGAAATCGCCAAAAAGTTTTATATCGTGAGAAGCAGTTTCGAGCGCTTCTTCAATCGCTCTTGTTTTACCATTCGTTTTTTCTTTTAGCTTATTATAGCTATCATCTTCTACTCCAAAGGCAAGATTATTAACTGATGTGTGCTCAAGGTGTGACTTAGGCATCAGATTAAGCGAGTCAGTATGCAATGATAACGGAGTTTTCTTATTAAGCGTTAAACTTTGATCGAAATCATTCGCATAATTATAGTCATATTTAGTATACGTCTTATATGAATAGTCTAAATAATTATTTTCTGATGCCCATCCTCCGTTTACTCCTTGATAAACCTTACCAAGTTTTAAATTCGAAGCAACATCAAGAATACGAGAGACTCTCTGATCATAATCTTCTTCTTCGTATGGAGTAAAATTAAATTGCCTTTCATCAAAATATGTATGGTACTCTTTTGCTGTTATCAAATTATGTAATGAAGACAACCGAATCTTATTATCTATAGAGTGGTAGAAAAAGAATGGAGAGAATGCTTCATCATATGTCTTTCTTCTTAACCATTCAATTGCTTCAAGCGGAGTCTGCCAACGAATAATTCCTTTCATTCGAGATATGACAGTGCCGTTAACTTCGAAGTCAGTAAACCCAAGATCTTCAGTAATAATTTTTTTTATTTCTTGATCGATAGAATTTGTAAAAGATCGTGATATTTTAGAAAGTTGAGAGTAATATGCATGATCTGAAACACACGCTATTGTATAAACATTTGTATGTTCTTCTTCAACACTTGCATAAAGAGGATACTCAGTAACAATAAAATTTAGATCAATCTTTTTCCCCTTTACTTTACCATTACTATTTGGCTTAGTTGACACAACAATTCGAATCTTTTCTTGACCAATAAGTGGTGTACTTTCAAAAAAGTTTGCTGTATCTTTTATACCAATTTGAGCAAGAATATTCGGAGAATAAAGAGATTCTGTTATATTGAGCTTAACTGTAATATTTTCGATATTATATTTTTTACCGTCATGAGTAGTTAATACAATCTTATCAATATTATATGCTCCTGGAGTTAATGATACACGTGCCCCAAAATTTGTCCTTTGATTAGCCATTTATTTTTCTAATTTCTCTTGGTATGTCTCAACAAATTCGTCGATATGCTCAGGTCGTATAATACGAATCTTTCTCGCTTCGAAACTTTTTTCTTCAAGATCTTCCTTAATCGAGACAAATTTGGCTTGCTCAGCAAAATATGATTCGACAAAGCTTGGCACAAATCTTCTTTGACGACTAATTGAGTTATACTCTTCTATTTCGCTTTGTTCAAAACCATCTAATCGTGTTGTAGGTATATTTGTATCAACATCACCTCTAAAATAATTGTTTTCTAATACAACATCTCTTTGACTAAATACCTTTGAGTATGCATCAAGCGCGGTTGATCTTTCATCTTCGTATTCGTTATCAAGGAAATACGATGGTGCATTATAAGAACTTTCAAAAAAGCGATGGGAAACAAATTGAATTTTTTGAAAATAGTTTTTTAAGAAATAGTCGTAGTATGCATCGCTCTCTAGAGCAAGACCTTGCTTATTTTCAATATCACGTAAAAACGAGTAATAAACAATAGTTTGATTTAATCTTACCCACTCAAAGGCTTCTTTTGCCCAAGCAGTTCTTTCATCCTCAAATTGTTTATATTGCTGACCGTCCTCATATGGGTTATCAATATATTCTATATTCCAAGATATATTATTAGCAAATTTTCCTTTATCATTAATATCATATACCCAAAGTTGATACCTTTGATCATCAAATTTTAATATATCTGCTTCAATTTTTTTTCCGTTAAACTCGTCTTTGGTTCTTATTTTAACATTTCCAGTACTTAAATCCAGTCCGCCGAAATAATTTACCATTTCAAAACTATTTTCGTATTTACGAGCAACCGGATATTGGCGAGGAATAAAAACAAGAACAGAATATTTTGAATAATCTTGCTCGAGCATTAATTCAAACTGACGGTATGATTTTGGCCAAGTATTTAATCCTTGCTTAAGACTTTCGTTTAGAACAAAGAATGTCCAATAATAATCAGGCGATCCATATAACCGATTAGATACAACATCAGGACGTTCTCCTTCTTTTATCTCATACCATGTATATGTTGTTATATTATCAATAAACTTTTCATTAACATCAACGTGGCGAAATATATCAGTAATTTCAGTTTTAATACCATTAGCGTTAATATCATACTGTATCTTAGGGAACTGTGTAAAGAATGACATAATTATCTATTTAGTGGGTGCGGGATCTGGTTGTTCAATCGATGTTACTGTAAGAGGTCGACCAGATTCGCTAATACCTCTATTTCCAAGTTGATCATTAAGCATTTGATCAATATCGTGTCTATTTAAAGCGCGTGTTTCTTGGAATTCAACTCCGATATCTACTTCAAGAGGAGCATTATCACTAAAATATACATTGCCAGTAGAATTAAAACTTGTGTCAATAGCTTTACAATACGAAGAATATATACGAGGAATATAAGGATTTTCCGTACCAGTATCCATATTCATAAATTTAATTGTCCATACTGGAGGATATTCAAGTGTGATCGTATTATTTTCTCCTCCGCGAGAAGCATAAATGAATCGCCTAAACTTTGTTTGTATTTCTCGAATAAGATTGGATTCAGAAGCAGAACGAGCAACTAATTTAAAATCGAATGAAAAACTTCTTATTCCGTTACTAGTAAATGTAGTATTAGTATTTGGATTATTAATTTGTTGAGTAGCAAGTGATACTGAATCTGAATATTTCTCTGGTAGAAGTTTTGAACCTAAAGATTTTGCTTGCTCTTTATTTAAAGTAGATATTTGGCTTAGAATATTACCAACACCACTTCTACCAGATACCGTATCAACTGCTCCTGCCGCTAAACCAAGATCTGCTGTTCCATAATCACCTGAATCTCCAAATGATAAGTTAGCTGGAGCAGGAAACCAAATAGGATGTCGATGTACTTGGCCCGATAGTTTTCTTTCATGCGCAACGAATTGAATACATGGACGTGATGTATCTCCTCTCATTTCTGGAGGATAAATAAGAGGAGCGACTTCAATAACGTTTGGTTCTGAAGATTGTGAACCAGATTGTACAGCCTCTTTGTCTCTCCCCAGTTGATTCTCGAAAATATTAATAGCCATAAATATAATTCTATTTATAATAAAAATATGACATACAAAGGAAGATATACAGTAAAGAATCCAAACAAATACGATGGTGATCCAACAAAGGTGGTATTCCGATCTTTATGGGAAAGACAAGTTTTTAAATTTATGGATTCAAATCCAGATGTAATTAAGTGGCAATCAGAAGAAACTATTATACCATACCGGTGTAAGACGGATAATCGCGTTCACCGATATTTTATGGACGTTAAAATGGTGACAAAGGATAAAACATATTTGATCGAGATTAAGCCAAAAAGCCAAACCCAAGCTCCAAAACAACCGAAAAGAAAGACTAAAAGATATATTACTGAGGTAATGTCATATATAAAAAACACCTCAAAGTGGGAAACAGCTAAAGCATATTGTGCTGATAGAGGATGGGAGTTTGTAATTTGGACAGAAGATGATCTGTCGCGGATGGGAATTAAACTCCTCGGTGCAAAGAAGCCAAAGAAATAGTATAAATAGAGATATGGCATCTCTTTTTGATAAAGTCCAAGCACAAGCATTTAGGTCTGACGTTAGGCGCGGAACTAAACGATCTTTAGATTGGTTCAGAGAAAAAGTTACACTAATGACAAGCGTTAATCGCAAACGATTGTTATCTGATGAAGCACTTAAGCAAGTGAATACTCCGCTAATCGGTCGTATGTTCATGTATTTTTATGATCCCAAACATAAGAAAACTTTACCATTCTATGATAAATTTCCTCTTATTATTATGGTTGATAAAGCTCCAGACGGATTCTATGGTATAAATCTGCACTACTTAGAACCAAGATTACGAGCAAAATTCTTTGATAAGCTTTTAGAATATTCAAACAATGAAAAATACGATAAGACCACTCGTTTAAAATTATCGTATGATCTTTTAAAGAATGCAACAAAACTATCAGCATTTAAACCATGTTATAAGAGATATCTTACTAAGCACATAAAATCACGAATATCAGAAGTGGCTTCCTCTGAATGGGAGGTCGCTTTATTTTTACCGACAGAACAATTTAAAAAGAGCGGTAAAGATAAGGTTTGGAAAAACTCAGCATCAAAATTCTAATGAGTACAATCGATACATTAAAATCAACTATAGTAAGACACGGCGGATTAGCGAGATCTAATCGCTTTGACATATTCATGGTACCTCCGGCAGAAGCATTTAACGATACTGAAAGTATCCGCGATATTAATGTGTTATGCGAAACGTGCTCTTTACCCGGTAGACAAATACAAACATTTGAACATGCATATTTTAGACAACAAATAAAAGTTGCAGAATCATTCATCAATGAAGATGTCTCATTTACATTTAACCTTACTTCTGATTTTTTTATTAAAGACATTTTTGATAAATGGACAAATTTAATTATCGATCGTAATTCGTATAAGAAAAATTATGATAGTGTATATAAACGCGATGTAGGAATATTCCAAAATGATGTACAAAATAAGAACGTTTATGGTATTAAACTAATCAATGCGTTTCCGATATCTGTACAAGCGATTGAGCTTGATAGTTCTGATGGAGAAGTACAAAAAGTAACAGTTGACTTTACGTATGAAGACTTTGAAGAACTTACCATAAAACCAAATAATGACAGTGGAGCAACGCTACCAAGTGGATTATAAATAATATTTTAATTATAACTGAATGAATAACAAATAAAATTATGGCATTACCAAAACTAGAAAACCCAACATATACAATCGAAGTACCTTCGCTCGATCGTCGAGTTGAATTTAGACCATTCCTCGTAAAAGAAGAAAAGGTCCTTATGATTGCTCAAGAATCTGAAGATGAAAAGAAGATTCTAAAAACAATTAAAGATATTATCAGCGCATGTTCATTTGGAAAACTTGATCCAAATGAGTGTACATCATCTGATATCGAGTATCTTTTCCTACAACTTCGCGCTAAAAGTGTAGGAGAAACCGTTGATATTAAAGTTAAGTGCGAAGAATGTGGAGAATATGCTACTGTTAAAATTAACCTTGAAGATATTAAACTATCTGATATTAAAGAAATAGATAATACAATCGAAATTACTGATTCAATCGGAATGGTTCTTAAAAAAGTATCGATGTCTGATGCAGAAAAAGTTAATAAAAAAGATTCAGAGAAGGCATTTAATCAAATGATTATGTATTCTATTGAATCTATTTACGATGCAGATAATGTTTATCCTGCGAGTGAATCAACAGAAAAAGAATTGATTGAGTTTATCGATTCACTATCTCATAAACATTTAGAAAAAATCCAAGCTTATATTCAAAACGTTCCAAAACTTCAATATACCGTTAAGTTCAAATGTAAAAAGTGCGGTCATGAGAATGAAATTGTATTAGAGGGAATTGAATCTTTTTTCTCATAGGCCTTTCTCATGATTCCCTTGCGAATCATTATCAGACAAACTTTGCGATGATGCAGCATCATCAATATAGTTTAACAGAGCTTGACAATATGATCCCGTGGGAAAGGCAGATATACGTATCTCTTCTTCAGGAGCATATAAAGGAAGAAAATGAGAGAATTAAACGACAAAATAAATAAATAGATATATGTCCCTTCCTAAAGAATTATTAAATGCCGTTAAAAAGGATAAAGAAATGCTTAAGCTTAAGCTCGAGCAACTGAAAGAATCCTTTTCTGACAATCTATTTGAGGTTAAAAAGGCTGTTGAAGAGGGTCCTAAAAAGGAAGATCCTAAGGAAGAAACTGCTTTTAGTTCTATTATTAAACAGGGTAAGTTGGCTGAAGAACAAGTTAAAATTGATGCCGCGGTAAAGACGCTACAAGAGCAATTAATTACAACAAGTAGCTCTACATCTATAGAACAAAAAGCAGCTATTCAAGAACAAATAGATCTATTAAAGGGTGACAAACTTGATAGTTTAGAAGCTAAGCAAGAAGCAAGAGAGATGGCTGAAAAAAGCGTTAACGCTCTCGAGAGTATCGCTGAGGGACAGACAGATCTTATTAAAGAATTCAAATCTGGATTTAGCGAACTTCGAGGTGAAGGTCTTGGCGGCTTAATTAAAATGCTTATAATCGGAATTCCTGCATTATTAGGCGGTATTGTTACAGGAATTGGTGCTCAGATAACAGCAGTATTATCGCGCTTTAAAACTATATCTCTTATATTTGGAAAAATAGGAAAGTTCTTTGGTCCTATTCTTAAAATATTGTCTGGAGGAGCAGGAGCAATTGGAGGATTTTTGAAAACTCTTCCTATGGTAGGAAAGTTTTTCGCAAGTCTTTTTGCATATGCTGGAAAAATGTTCACTCTTGGAACAGGATTAGCCAAACTCGCAGGTCCTATCGGTATTACTATTTCCGTTATAACTGGTTTAATCGGCGGAATTAAAGGAGCAATTAGGGGATTTAAAGAAGATGGTATTATTGGAATGGTTCGCGAAGGAATTATTGGAGTCTTTAATGGTTTGATCGGCGGATTAGTAAAAATGGTCGGTAGTATGATCGGCGGCATCTTTAAACTATTAGGATTTGAACAAATCGGTGAAGCAATTAAAGGTGGATTTAGTGATTTTGTTGATGGTATAATTGGCGCCTTTAGAGGAATTTTTAATATACTAGCTGGTCTCTTTACGCTCGATTTCGGTATGCTAAAAGAAGGTGTTGGTCAATTACTCGACGGAATTATTAACATTGTATGGGGAGCTATCAAAGGACTTGGAGGAATTTTAGTCGGTCTTGTAGCTGGAATTGGTAAAGCAGTTTTCGCCTTAGCAAAAGCGTTGTTTATTACATTACCTATAAAGCTAATAACATTTGCTGCCAAAATGTTTAAGGCTATATATTTTGATCTTCCTGTAGCTGCATTTAAAATGATATTCAATGGAATTAAGTTTATGTTTACTGAGCTTCCAGGAATGTTAATCGATAAAGTTAAATCATTCTTTACTTCAATGGTTGAATCAATAGGAGATGCATTTAAGACTGCATTTGGATTTGTTAAACGTATAGGTAAGGCATCAAGAGCAGCGCTTAAAGCTGCAATACCTGGAGGAGAATCTCCTAAAGAAGCATTCATGAGAGTCATGGGTGGAGATAAAGGCGGAGAAGAAAAAGAAGAGAAAGAGAACGCTGAAAAAATAAAAGAAGAAAGCAGTGTTGAAGCTATATCAATGCCATCTGAAAAGATTATTCCTCCAGCCCCAAAGAAGGAGACTATAGAAGAATTTGAAGCTCGGATGATGGCAACAGTTACTAGTGTAAAAGCACCAGAATCTGCAGCTACGGTATCTACACCAGAATCTGCAGCTACGGTATCTGCTAAAACTCCAGCGCTTGGCACAGTATCTGCAACTGAAACAGGTGTACAATCATTCTCATCAGAAGGACTATCTTCAGACGATGATAGCGCAGGACCTGAACTCGAAAAGCCTGAAGAAGATAATAGTTTATTCGGCAAGATTAAAGGAATTGGTAATATGATGAAAAACATCATTGGCGCTCCATTTAAACTTCTAGGAAAAATTAAAGATTCAGTGCTTGGAATGGCTGGAGACGGAGTTGATAAATTAAAAGGAATTGCTGGAGGTGCAGCTGCAGGACTTAAAGGTATTGGTGAAGCTGGCTTAGGAGCGCTGAAAACATTTGCAGGATTTACTCCTCCTGGATTAATTGCTAAGGGAATTGGAAAGCTTTTCGGCAAGAAGAAAAAGGAAGAAGACGGTGTTGAAGGTGCTGAAGGAATGACACCAGTATTATCATCTAAAACATCTGAAATAAATAACACTGATCAAGCTTTAAAAGATGCTAAGCGCGAGCAGTTTACAGGTAACATGCTTAGCAATTTGGCCAGAGATCAACAGATGACTCTTCGTGATTTCGAAAATCAAGAAGAACAATATGTGAATCCTATCGATCAAATAGAGGGTGAAGGCATCATTAGAGATAACCAATATGAAGCAGTTCGCCGCGACAGCGAAGGTAGATTACTCGACCCAGAATTTGGTGAGGAAATGTTCATTAGTCCAGAAGATCTTAAGTATGTTGATTCAGTAAAAAATAATCCGGACTTCGCTTTTGAGAGTGATACTCGTGTTAAAGAAATTCTTGACCGCGGTATGAAAAAGAAATTTGGTGTATCAGATGAAGATTACACATTTGATAAAAGAAAGGATCTAATTGAAGAGCGGTTGCAAAAGGAGGAAGATGACAATCGTGCACAAGCCCGCGACGCAAAGGCGACAATACAACAAATTGAGGATGGCACCTATAATCCTAAAGCTTTGACACCTGCTGCTAGTATCGCTGCTGGTCCAGAAGCGGTTAAGATGCCAGAGAAATTATCGTTCATAGATATAATAAAGAAAGCTAGTAATTTTGCCAAAAAGGCCGCATCATTCACCCCTCCTGGATTGCTCTTCAAAGGTATTTCAAAGGTTAAAGGTTTAATATCGAGTAAAGATGATTCCCCGCTACAGGATATAATTGACAATTTACCAAAAGAAGCTCGAGAAAAAATCCTTCAAGGAGTTTCTGCATCTAATTTAGTTTCGCCTGAAGAGCGTGAAATGATAATGCAAAAGATGGCACGAAGTCAAAGTAGTACAGGACGAATCGCTGCCACTAAGAAATTTGATCTAATTGCTAAAACACAAATTGCAAAAGATACCTTATCTCCGATATCTAGTACTGATGGAGCTCAGCTTACAATGGCTCAAAAGGAAAATGCAGAATTGAAAGGTGAAAGTGGTAAAGCTATAGCTGCACCAATTATAGCGCCAAGTAATATTAATAATTCTCAATCCTCAGTATCTAATGTAACAGTAGCAGCGCCACCACATATCGATAAAACACAATCAATATTTGGAACTACTCAGTTAGCATACTAAAAAAGAGGGAAGCAGCAGCCGCCACTTCCCTCTACTTATTCTAGATCAGAGATGCTTAGCCTTGTGCGGCTAACTTGGCAAAATAGTCA